TCAAGCGCACTGAGAAAAAGACCACGATCAAGGTTGAGGCGTTCTCTCCTGAGGATTTGCTTGTGGATCGTGAGTGGACATCTCCGCTGCTGGAAGAATGTCCCTATGTCGCACGGCTGATGCCTGTCACGTTGACAGACCTGAAGCTGATGGGCTTCAAAGGTGTCACGGCTGATGACCTCCGCGCATCTGACCAAGCCGACTATTCAGCCGACGCTGATTTCCGTCTGAGCAAGATCAACCAGCAGGATGCAATGTCCACGGTTGGGACTGCCTGGGGCGATGACCACTCCGATGACGATTCGATGGCAGAGGGCTGGCTTCGCATTGAGTATGTCGAAGTGGACGCAGACGGTGATGGGGTGGCTGAACGTCTGGAAATCTACCGTTTGCGCGAGAAGATTCTGCGTAAAGAGGTGGTTTCTCACGTTCCCATTGCGACCTTCAGTCCGATCCTGAACACGCACAGGTGGGACGGTATGTCGATGGCTGATGCGGTGTCTGACTTGCAGAAGCTGCACACTGAGTTGCTGCGTCAGACCCTCAATAACCTGTACCTGACGAACAACCCTCGCACAAAGGTTCTGACCGACGCGAACTGGTCTCCCCTGGCGAACATTGATGATCTGTTGGACTCGCGGGCTGGAGGAATCATTCGTCAACGTGACCCCAATGCAGTCACTGAGCAAGTCACTCCGTTCGCGGCTGGTGCATCGCTCCCAATGCTGGAGTATGTGCAGGGGATGCGCGAGAACCGCACAGGCGTGTCCAGAACGTCGATGGGTCTGAACCCTGACTCACTGAACAACACCGCTACGGGTCGCCAAATCGACCAAAGCGCCGCACAGCAGCGGATTGAACTGATAGCCCGCATTGCTGCTGAGATTCTCCTGAAGCCCATCTTCAAAGGCATCTTGAAGCTGTTGACCGATGGCGATATGGAAAAGATCGCCTTCCGTCTGCGTGACGAGTTTGTAGAGTTCGACCCGAACGAGTGGCGCGATTCCTACGACATGACCATTCATGTGGGTCTTGGTACTGGTGACCGCATGGCACAGAACCAATCGCTGATGTCCATTTGGCAACTGCAACAGGCCGCAATCCCGATGGGCATTGCCACTCCTAAGCACCTTTATCAGACCGCAATCAAGGTCATTGAGAACGCTGGGTTCAAGGACGTTCAATCGTTCGTACAAGACCCGTCGAAGATGCCTCCACCCCCTCCGCAGCCTCCTTTGCCACTTCAGATTGAGCAAATGAAGCTTCAGGCTGAGGCGCAGAAGTTCCAAGCTGAAACGCAACTGTCTATGCAATTGGAGCAGTTGAAAGCACAAGCCAAACTGCAAGAGGTTCAGGCTAATTTGGAACTTCAGGCATCGAACGACCAACGCGACGCACAGCGCGAACAGATGAAGGCGCAGTACGAAGCCCAGCTCGAGCAGATGCGTATGGAGTTGGATAAATACAAAGTGGACATGGACAACCGGACACGGATCACGGTGGCACAAATCGCAAAGATGGGCGAAGAAAACGCCATGAACGTGGACATGCCCGACGCGCCTCCTGCACCCAAGCCTCACGAACTGATGGCTCAAGCAATCGCAATGCTGGCTGAAACCATGAACCGACCTAAACAGGTTGTTCGTGATGAAAGCGGCAAAGTTGTAGGGGTTGCGTGATGGCTGATAACGTTGAACTGAATCCTGGCTCTGGTGGTGCTGTTGTTGCCACTGATGAAATTGGCGGCGCTCAATATCAGCGCGTGAAGCTGACACTCGGGGCAAATGGGGTGAATGACGGTGATGTGTCGTCAGCCAATCCATTGCCAATCCAAGCTTCGGCACTTCCTTTGCCAACAGGTGCAGCCACTGAGGCAACAATTGCCGCCCTGCAAACCCTGCTTGCGACCATAGCGGGCACCATCCAGAACCACAACGCCACGTTTGTGGACGGATCGCCTGGCCAAATCATGCTGGGCAAGCGCCGCGACAGCGACACCACGCTGGTAGCCGATGGCGACCTGAACACACTGAACCTGGACGAAGAAGGCCGCCTCAAGGTAGCCAGCAAGCCAGCTAGTTACGCCGCCACAGTTGGCAACGTCACCAGCGCAGCCAGCACCGTGGTGGTCAACACAGAGCGCTTTTCCAACCTGATGATTCACTGCGCTGGCACCTTCGCGGGCGCTAACTGCACGTTTGAGGGTTCGCTCAACAGCACCAACGGCACCGATGGCAACTGGTTTGCCGTGCAGGCCATCCGCAGCAACGCCAACACCATCGAAACCACCACCGGCGTGTTGGCCGCCGCCCCCGCGTATGCGTGGGAACTGTCTGTTAACGCACTGAAGTATTTCCGTGTCCGTGCAACTGCTTGGACTTCAGGCACTCAGGTGTGGACGATGATCCCCGGCACCTACGCCACGGAGCCAATTCCCGGTGCACAGATCAGCGGCACTCAACCAGTCAGCGGGACGGTTACATCGAACATCGGCACCTCGGGTCTGGTGACGTACACAGACAGCAGCACCAACCTGGCGGGCGCAGCAACGTTCACCGGAACCTCTCGTGACGGTGGCGCAACTCCCGCATATAACAAGTTCATCGTGAATGCTCATGCGAACCAAGCCGGGACTGTGCGCGTGGAGAAGTCAACCGACAACACAACATGGCGTAGGGCTACGGGTGACATTGCAGTGGTTGCGAACGTTCCCCAGCAACTTGAAGTGTTGGTGACAACTCGGTACATGCGGGCGGTCTACGTCAACGGCGCAACTGCACAGACTGAATTCCTGCTGACCAGTGCCTATCACCGGATTTAAGCCATGTTCAACCCAGCCATTGCCCACATTCGCCACGGTGAACAGGTTTTCCAAGTGCTGAACGAGGACGAAACCGACTGGGACGAGGCTGCAACCCGCGCTGCCTACGAGGCGTGGTTGGCTGAATAACCATGCTTCTCCTGCTTGGGTCTCTACTTGAATCCGTCTCAGAGCCTGAACAAGCGGCAAGGCGTGAGATTGAATGGGTCTTTGTCGAAAGCGTATTCGACAAGATTAGGAAGAAAGCCCAAGCGGCGGCACTGAAGTTCAAGAACCGGAAGCTCCGCAAAAGGGCCAAGGCTATTGAAGTCAAAGCCGCAGAGTTGTTCATTGCTGAACCGAACAACGAAAGCAAATTCCGCGACCTCATGCGGGAATGGGCCAATCAACAGCCTGAACAGGTTGAAGGGTTTGACCCATTAGAAGAACTCTTTGCCGCTCAGATTGCTTTCCAGATTCAGCAGATCAGAGAACAAATTGCCCGCGAGGAAGATGAAGAAGAAGCGATTCTTGCGATCTTGTTTGCTTAACGTCTACCAAATTTGACAATGCACCGAATGACTGAACAGCAGCAAGTATTAAGAGGACAGGAAGCAGCACAGGTGCTTGATAACGAAGCATTCAAGCTGGCAATGCAATCTCTGAAAACAAGCGTGCTGGAACAGTGGAAAGCGTGCCCGATTCGTGACCATGAAGGCCAAACCCTGTTGCTTCAATTGGCGAAGCTGACAGACAAGTTTGAAGGCATCTTGATTGGAATGACCGAATCAGGCAAGTTTGCACAAAGACAGATTGATCTGGACAAATTGCGTAACGAGCCATCTGCAAGGAAGTTCGTTCGTAAGGTTCTCGGGTAAGCATCTACCCATCGCGTCCGTAGAGATACGCCGCAACTGCTCCTGATGCTTTAGGGGGGTGGTTTTGATTGGTAACCAACATGAGCGAACACGCAGATTCTGCACTCGACTCCGGTTTAGCTGGACTGGCTGACTTTCTTTCGGACACTCCTTCAGAGGAACCCGAGCAAGAGGAAGAAAGCGACATTACCGCTGATGATTCCACCGCTGAAGAAGGCGACACGGAAGAAGAAGCAAACGACACAGAGGACGAATCGCCTGATGACGAATCAGACGAGGAAAACGCCAAGCCTCCAAGTGATCGAAAGATAGCCGTTCCTATCAAGGCAGAGGACGGAACAGAAACGACAGTTGAAGTCGATGAAACTGAGTTGGTCAAGGGTTATCAGCGTCAAGCCGATTACACCAAAAAGACCCAGCAATTAGCTGAACGCGAAACTCAGGCAGTCGAATTCCTGAAGTCCAAACACGACGAAATCCGCACTCAGTATTTGCAACAAGCCGAAGCCGCAAGGATGGCAGTTGCACAGA